ATCGCACCCAAGCTGAAGCGTTATTTCATTGATTTTGGGTTCGTGATGAAAGTTGAAACACCTGTCTGTGTTCTCGAAGAAGTGGAATTCTGCCAGACTCACCCCGTTTTCGACGGGGTGTGCTGGCGCATGGTGCGGGGTTACCCCGACTGCACAGCAAAAGATGCAGTGTTGTTGCATTGTCCGCAGGAAGCAAAATTGGTCAAACCGTTCCTAAATGCACTCCGCGATTGCGGACTTGCTATTTGTTCTGGGTTGCCAATAATGCAAGATCTTTATTGTTCCTTGACCGACGGTGTTGGAGCGCGCGATTGGTCCTCTTTGGAAGGCACTGGTATGATGCAGATGAGTAAAGGTCTGCCTACCAAGTGCACCGAAGTTTCCACAGACTGTCGTATCAGTTTTTGGCGCGCGTTTGGTGTCACACCCGATCAGCAGCGGTACCGTGAGAGCACATGCAGGGCGCTCCCGCTGGTGTCCATGAATCGAGTGTCTCAATTTGCACCCACCTCATGTCCTTGGGGTGGTTAAGTCCCTCTATGGAGTCTCTCAATCAATGCCCAAATCCTACGTCCTTGGGAGCTAATCAAAATGCCTAGAGACTGCACGGAGCAACGTTCAGTTTTGAGAGATGTACAGTCCCGGTCTGGTGCTTGATGCGTGCACCGGTGGCCCGGTATTCCATACAGCCATTGTGGTTCATTCAAATGATCGGTTTGAATTCTGCCGCAAATTTACCGAACAAGAATTACCTTCAATCGCAAGTGAAGGCGTTGTTGACCGCCCCTGGGCTCACGCCCGCTGGCGGGTCCTGGGTGATGAAGGCTCTTCATCCGAGTGATGTTGTTGAAGGTACTGCTACAATTCCTGATGAGACAGCAGTGCCAAGTGCGCCGATTTCTTTTGTGCAGACCGCCATCATTGCACCACCTACTGAGGTGGGCACTGGTGTTTGGGATTGCCGCATTGCGTTCATGCACCATCCAGTGGTCCTCGCTCATGTCATTTGTACGTGTGTGACCACTCCATCCCCTAACGCCCCGTTGGCGTCAGGTTCATTGTCTACCACTACCCATGCTCGAGAATTTCTGTTGCTTAACAGGCAGCTCTTGCCTGGTGTGACTGGAGACTATTATGAGATGGAAAGGGATGCCATTGACGTAGTTGCTGCAAGTTCAGACTGGTATCGTGGCTCGTTCTGTGGGGCTACTGCAACACTGACTGCGCCAACTATGGCGGATCAGGGTACTGTGACCGCAGTACAGATGCCAATCAGTCTAGTTCCTACTAACATTATCAACAGTGTGGGAGATGTTTCTATGGCTCATGCCATTATAACGCCCGACATGAGTAGGGACTCGCGGTTTGATTTTTCGGCGCTGCAGGGGGTTCAGGGTGCTTATACCGCTGCCGCCAGAGATGGTGTGTATATGCCTCTCAAACTGACACCAGATTCTTATATCTGGCGTTCGTCTGACGAGGTTTTCACTACCATATCATACAATGAGGCGGCACCGTCCCCTGCATGTTCTTTTCAACATAGCCCCGTTGATTTCCACCAGGGTTCGTACACTCCTATTCAGGCCTACGAGAATACCTTGAGTTACACCATCACTGATGGTAAGAAGGAAGCTCGCAAGGAGGGTGCTTACACTGTGGCAACCAAATCACGTGAGGGTGCAGATACCATATATGCCTGGAAGGCCAGTGATGCTCATGCAACGATGCTACCTTGTTCGTACAACATGGGCTACATGTACTTTACAGGTCTATCCTACCAGGCTACAGTTACTCTCACGGTCAGATCCGGATTTGAACTTCAAGTTCCCACTGACTCACCCTTTCTTACAATGACTCGTGCCCCTGCAGTTTTTGATCCTGTTGCGATCAAGCTATACCACGCC